GACAAAGCAGAATGGATGGGTCGTTCGTTTACCTCCGATATTCCGGAATCGATAGTAGAAAAAATTATGTTGCTGGACGCCGAGGCCATTTGGAAGGTGTTATTACTAATGGGAATCGGTGTATTTACTAACCATGCCTCGCGCGATTATGTTGCAATAATGAAGGAATTGGCACAAAACCAGCAATTATATATAATTATTGCCTCTACAGATTATATTTATGGTACGAACTACCAATTTTGCCATGGCTACATTGGAAAAGATTTGAGACATTTGACACAAGAAAAATTAATTCAAGCTCTCGGACGAGTGGGCAGACAAAATACTAAACTTGAGTACAGTATTAGATTACGAGATGACGAGTTTATTAATACTCTGTTTATGACGAGTCAAAATAAAGTGGAAGTTAACAACATGAATCGTTTGTTTGCGTAAAGATAATATAAAACAATATTCGACAAAAATAAAAAAGTTTATTTTTGTCGAATAACATTATCCACGAAGTCTCAACACCAAATGTAGAGTGGCTTCTTTTTGCACATTGTAATCGCTCAAAGTGCGACCATCTTCCAGTTGTTTTCCAGCAAAAATAAGGCGCTGTTGATCTGGTGGGATACCTTCTTTTTCTTGAATTTTTGTTTTAATATTTTCAATGGTGTCGCTTGGCTCGACATCGAGGGTAATAGTTTTTCCAGTAAGAGTTTTCACGAAGATTTGCATTATATGATATGGTATAACATTCCGCATTTAAGTCAGTTTGTTAATATTTCATGCCATATTATAGGTGAACGGTTTAATATGGATTTCATTTTTTTTCTTCAAGTAGAGAAAAATATTAACGCCAATCTTTCTACTTATCCAAGAAATAACAAAGGCCATACCGCCTATTACAGAGCGTGGTGCAGATATGATTCTGCCCAATGAAAAAGCAGCTATTGCCAACGATAACATTCCAATTATACCTTCTATTATATCAATGTCTGTAAGAATAACAATCCGTGGCATTTTTATATATTAATGATATTATTTACTGGGTAACTTGCCTCCTGGGGGCGCAACCATGGGTGGTGGAGGAGGAGGTTTTCCTCCAGGTTTTACACCTCCAACTCTTATTCCAGGTCTCCTTCTACCTCCTCCAGGTCTGCCACCAGGTCTCGCACCACCATGTCTCGCACCACCATGTCTCGCACCACCATGTCTCGCACCACCATGTCTCGCACCACCATGTCTCGCACCACCATGTCTCGCACCAGGCAAAGACATCGGGAACCATCCACCTCTTCCTGGCCTACCTTTACCTCCACATCCAAAAGGAAACGGACAAGCGTATTGGTCTGGACCCGTCTCAATATAAGATGTTAGAAACGACGGCGTCTGAAAAACAATTGGTGTGGTGGGCGTCGTTGAAGAAATTCTACTAAATAACCAGACAATTACAAGCAATAATGCTAATATAATGAGAATATTTTCTGTTTTCATTATACTATTTAATTAGAAATTTAAAATCGGCGACCTCTGCCACCTCTGCGACCCCATCTTCTGCCTCGTCCGCGCCACATTGGGCCTGACCGAAAACTGGGACCCATATAAGGCGACCTTAAATAAACCATATTGTCTGAGTGTTGTTGTTGCGGTTGTCTCATTTGTAAAAGCATGTAAACAATGACTAATAAAAGTACTACCATAACGACCTGTTCTAATTCCATATAGTATAGATCGTTATAATATTTTATTGCACCGAGACCTTATCTATATAATACCCCAATCCTTCCTTGTCTTTTTTAAATACGTAGCCTCTGTTCTCTCCAATAAATTTGTCACTAGGTATAAATGATGGTTTTTTACTGACCTCCTTGAGTACTGGTTTGTTAAATCCTTTTAATATTTTGCCGTTGTATATTAAAAATAGTATCAGAATCGCAATGCAAGGGATTACAATGATTAAATTTTCCATTAAAATGTTGAACATTATACTATATCCTCGATAGTTTTATTTAATACTTTTGGAAAATATTGATGATTATATGTACTTCCCATTTTCAAAATTAAATGTATATATTTTATTGATATGCTCCTTAAATTTGTCGAGCGACAAATCTCTTTTTACAAAATTACAGGTGGTGCAGCAGGGGACGCAATTAATCATGGTATAATCCACAGAGGAATTTAACCTGTCAATACCGCATTTTTTATTCTCTCCAAAGTATCCACAATAATAACATGCCATTTCCTTAAAACCGTAAAATTGCTCTTTGTTTAAACCCATATGTAGCTTTCTTTTATCACAACTCATTTTAATATAAGTTTCGTATGTTCTTTGAAATTTTGCACATTTAAATAAGCCGTTCGGTGAATTATGAGCTTTCACCGTATGATCATAATGAAAACACAGTTTCAACGCTATAATGTTTATAATTTTGAAGAAGTCATCGTAACCCAAAGTATATTTCATCCTGTTACATGTCTCACAACAACTTACAACATTGTCTGTAACATACCCTAAATTATTATTTTTCCTGTCAATGCCATTTTGTGTTTTGCTGTGTCCGCAATAGTGGCACGATCCTTTAAATAATTCATAAGCGGTATCGTCAGTTAATTCCCAAGATAAATTTCTTTTTTTCGACGAACTTTTGCACTCCCACAAATGTTTCTTGTACGGGTCCTTTGGATTTCTTTTTTTTTGAGCTACTTTATATGCTGTATAGCATGAGTTGCATTTTTTGTTCGTTGTTTCGATGGTTTTGCATATTGAATTACACACTATACACATCGAATCTTCCTTAATATCGGATTTGTATGAAAGTGCTTTCTCTTGTTTTAATTTATATCTTTTTCTATCGTTTTCATTATGCATTTTTTTACAATCTTTGCACGCGGATTTATCGTTTTCATCTAATATATTGAAACAACCTCTTATCCAATGAGTACAAACTTTACCGTTCTTTGACAACGCAGTAAATTTTTTTAATTTTTGATGCTCGCCACAGTAATCGTCGCTGTCTAATGCGAAATGCTTGCACGGTACTTTTGTTTTCAAATTAAAGCCGACACATTTTTTTTTGTTTTTATCCTTAGCCTTTTCCTTCTTTCTGGCCTTTTCAGCATAATTTTTACATTTGTCACATATTTTCCCGCTTTCTTTTGTAATAAATAAATTTCTGCAACCAGAACATTTTTTTAAATCGGGATTTTCGGGGGAAATATCTTCCCATTGAGCATGTCTTTTACAACAATTTTTATTAGACAATGCTTTCCAAGCACAGGGGTTTCCTTTGACATTAGTCCATTTACACGGTTTTTTTTCAGTAGAAGAGAGCATATTATAATATATATTATAACATATTCTTTAAATCAATTTAAACGATAAAGATATAACGATTAGAATGTACTTAATTTGAATAAGCCAATCCGCCCATTCCTGACATGACGCGGAGGACATTATAATTTGTGGCATAGACACGGACTTTGGCAGTCTCGTCACCACCAATAGCGTTGGTGGAAAGGACAAGTTGCAAAGTAGCGTTATCAATACGAGAGAAATTACAAGTACCGGATGGTTGATGTTCTTCAGGACGAAGGGCAAATGAGTAAACATTGATACCAGTGTCTGGGTTACGGGTGTGATGTTGGTAAGGTTGGACAAGGTCAAAGTAGGTACCTTCACGCTCCGAGAAGCGATCTTGGCCGTTAAGTTGAAGCTTGGCAGTGACAACTGGATTTTGTCCCCAGCAGTGCATGTTAAGAGCAGTCTCGGCAAGAACAAAGGCACCGGCATCAGAGACACCAGAGTCTCCAACTTGGGAGATTGGGAATGCTACTGAAAGTCCTGGAACGGAGCAAGTGGAAGCGCCCACGTCAAAGACTTCTCCCCATTGAGATCCAACTTGCAGGCCGTCAGCTCCGGGATCTTGGAAGAGACCTCTTGAAGAAATAAATCCTCCATTGGAGTCACCTAGACCGGCTGAATTTTTAGTCAATTGGTCATATCCTGAAAAGGCGGCGAATGATGGTACTAAGGCATCAATGGCATCAGTGTAATTGAATGGCTGGGCACCAAGGGCGGCATTCAAGTCACGGTTTTTAAGGAAAGATTGACAGTAGTCGACATTTTTATCTGGCTGAACGACAAAGACGATTTCTTTACATGGGTGATTGAAATTGAGTTTAACTTTGTTGGAAGAAGATCCAACGGATTCATCGCCGGTGAATTGAAGTTGCTCAATCAAGTATTCATGTGGGTTTTGTGCCATGCGTCGACGCTCATCTGTATCAAGGAAGACATAGTCAACATAGAGAGAGGCGGCAACTAAAGATTTTTGGTACGCGGCACCATCTTTGACAGAGGCGTTGTTCGCGATTTGATTGAAAGCAGAAGCATTGGCGTCTGGTCCACCTTCCGTAAGGTTAGTAACGGCAAAGAGGACTTCGTCGGATGGACGAAGTTCCAAGTTGATTTTGACTTCGTGGTATTGAAGTGCGATCAATGGCAAGGCAAGTCCAGGGTTTCTACAGAACCAAAATTGAAGTGGAATGTAAAGGGTAGTTTCTGGAAGTGCGTTTCGTGGGGCACAGACAGCAGCGGGGACATCAAGTGCGGCACAGGCACTGTCAACCGCAGCGAAAGATGGATCGATCAAGTAAGTAAGTTGGGTAGTTTGTCCAACCATTTTGTTGTAACCTCGTTCTTGTTCGGCAGTAAGGGTAAGTTGATTCCAGATGTGCATCCAGTCACCGTACTGTCGGTCGATGCGTTGACCTCCAATCTCAACTTCAACCATCGAGATAAGTTGCTCACCGGGGTAGTCCAACCATCGAGCATATGTTTTATCACATGCTTTGGCGGTCTCTCCACAGCAGCCTTCTTGGCCAATCTCTGGGAGAGTGACTTGAAGGTAGGTGCGGTAGGCAAGATCACCATTTCTGGAGATAGTGCATTGGACTCTGCGGCCGAAATCGGCTTGTCCGTTAAATGTTTGTTCAATTGACTCCATTGCGAAGTTGGTGTGTCGGCGGTATGTTACTTTCCAGAATGTAATTTGTGGATTACCCGTAAGGTAGACGTCTTGTGCGCCATAAGCTACTAGTTGCATTAATCCTCCTCCCATTTGTTATACTATTGCTAAAGAAAAAAAATTTTTGAAATCCACTTTAATTGAGATTTATTTAATTAAACACACGATCGTCGCACAAGGAAAATAAATGCATATTTGACATCGTTTATCGTCCAATAAAATTTTAAGTTTGTTTAAAATTTTATCATAGTGTAGTTATATATTTATTGCATTTGATTTATAACTTTATTTATATCAAAATTATTTTCCAAGAATTTTTTCAAATAATCATCTAAAAAAACCTCCTTTTTACCTTCATGGTTTTTTGTAAAAATATAGATATCCTTTTTCTTATTAATTTTCCACCCTTCTTCTAAAGCATTGTAAATAAATGCCATTTTATGCAACTTAATTGTATCAATCTGCATTGTATTATCAAGTTCTTTGATAGGATTCATTAAATCTTGGAGAGAAAGTTAATACAGAATTTAACTTTATTTGGATAATTAGCAAAATATACAATTAAAAAAAAACTATTAAGATACTATAAATGCCGGCTTTTAAACCAAAAGCAAATAAAAAAATTCGCGTATCCAAAAAATTAAATGTTACTGTGGATAGCAAACACCAAGAAAAAATGTCTGAATTTGAAAACAAAGAGAGTGTAGTAATACCTAAACTTAAAAGGGAGCGTAAAAAATTCAAATCCAAATTAAAAAAAACAGATATATTGATCGAAGACAAATTGGAATTAGAAGATAAAATTAAAAATCATACTAAATTAATAAAGAAATATGAGAGGGAGAGGAAGAATTATTTATTAGACAATTCTAAATATGTGTTTGATTATTATGAGAAGAAGAAGGACCTCGCAGATGGCAATGATAGTAAAACCAAGATTTTATTCTCTTTTTTCAGTAAGGATACGGAGACGAAAGCAAAAAAGCAGGAGATAAATAACACTCAAAAATATCTGAATAATATTGATGAGTCATTTCTAAATATAAATGACTATATTCATCCACACGAAGTTTGCGAAAAATGTGCAGGGGAATTAATACCTGTTGAATCGGATGGCGTAATGATATGTAAGGATTGTTCTCACCAAATAAATTTTATAATCGAACACGAAAAACCATCCTATAAAGAACCACCTAAAGAAGTATGTTTTTATGCGTATAAGCGTATAAATCATTTCAGGGAGATATTGGCACAGTTTCAAGCTAAAGAAACTACCCAAATACCGGATATAGTATTAACAAGTATCACGGAACAAATTAAAAAGGAGAGAATGACATTGGACCAAATGAGCAATAAAAAAGCCAAGGATATCCTGAAAAAACTAGGATATAATAAGTACTATGAACACATCCCTTTCATCAAAGATAAATTGGGTATAAAACCTCCAATTATGAAACCAAGATTAGAGGAAACCTTGTGTTGTCTATTTATGGACATTCAAAAACCATATGCTAAACATTGTCCAGACGACAGAGTTAATTTCCTGAATTATTATTATGTATTGTATAAAATGTGTGAATTGTTGGGGGAAACACATTTTCTATCATTTTTCCCCATGTTAAAGGACCCGGTAAAACGAATTGAACAAGACGATATATGGAAGAAAATTTGTAAAGAATTGCAATGGGAATTTATACCCACTATATAAACTGTAAAATTTGAAAGTTTAAAGTTTATATGATACTTTGTTTAAATTTAACGAGGGAATCCCACTAAATTGGCACCCATTCCGAATCCTGCGCCAGATCGTGCAGAAACAGCCATACTTGGTACGTAGGTATCTAAGATACTAAATGTAGCAGCGGCAGTCAATGCAATAAGCATAACCTCATCTAAGTTCATGGATCGTTTTGGGATGGCATAGGCTGCAATAGCAACCATGATACCTTCAACAACGTATTTAACGATGCGTCTGACGAGTTCGCCAATGTCTAAAATCTGTCCTAATTGTCCAAGCATTTTATATAATTCGTCAAGAAAAAAAAAATATATATATACGATAAAAAAACCTAAAAGGAGATGGACTAAATTAAATTATAATGACGGATAAAAATATTTATGGAAAGCAATTTATGGCCGATGGCACCAAAAACCCTAAATATGTCGATTTATTGGAAGAGGATAAATCTATTGCTGGGCAAAAATTCGTATGTGTGAGTTTTGTTTCGCCTGAAAAAATTCTTAAAAAGAAAGAATTATTTTATTTCTCAGAGTTCCTAAAACACTGGGATTTTACTAAATCAACTCAAAAATTCACACAGTTTCTAAACTTCTTGTCATTCAAATATAATCTGAGTTTTGATAATGTTATGGCCGACTTTCAAGAATATACTAAATCAGAACAGGAGGAGCTTACTATTACCACAATCGGGGACGATTACAAAAACTTCATAGATGCTAAAGAAGAAGATCTTGAACAAGATTTCAATGAAACATATAGTTTCCAAACAAGTACTAGAGGAATCAAGGTACGAGGAACATATCCTACTCAACCGGAAGCAGAATTGAGATGCAGAATGCTACGGGAAGTCGATCCCAATCACGATGTTTATGTAGGACCAGTGGGAACTTGGATGCCTTGGAATCCTGAAGCCTATAAAACTGGACGCGTCGAATATTTGGAGGATGAGTTGAATCAATTAATGAGTGAGAAAAACAAGAATGAACAAAATGCGAAGATTGCCTTTGAGAAACGCGTTAAAGAAGCCAAGCGTTCTGCGATTGAAGAGAATGTGAAAATTGCAAAAACGAGTGGCAACAAATTAACGCAAAACATCGATAAGGATGGTAATTTGGTTGGAATTGCAAACATGAATACCACCGAAACAGGACTAAATAACAATGTTTCTTCCGCGGATATCAGAAAAGAGCTTTTTGAAGGAGACTCAATTAGAACCCGTGAAAGTGACAAAATTAATAAAAAACAACAAGAAACAGTGAATGTGGAAATTACCGAAAAAGAGTAGAATGTATAATTATTTATATAAAATTGATATTACTATTAATTTTATACCTGTATGACGATTACCATTTGCTTTTTTTTACATTTATTCTAGGACCTTTGCGTTGCGCCTTGGGATCATATGATTCTTCTTCGTCGTCTGAACCCATGTCTTTTGACATTTCCCAAAACTCTTTGGAACCTAGTTTGAAATCACGGTGACCATCTGCTTTGTACCAAAAGATTTGGTCATCAAGTTTATTAGATTTGGCATTATTTGAAATGACTAAGCATTCGTAATTCTCCGTGCACTGATCCATTACCTGACAGAAACTCTCGAATGTAGGGAACATGCCAGCATAATTATCGTATATTCTCTTTCTATTACTAATATATGGTTCTCTCAGAATAAAGGTATAGTCAATGTTGGTTCTGAGATTGGGGGGGACTCCTAAAGGATACTGCATAGTAATTACCAACATGATTTTCCAATGACGACCATTCATGAAAAGGAGTCGCATTAATTTATCTCTGGCCCAAGAGTTATCATACAAACAATCATCAAGTATGCAAAATGCCCTACCATCTATATTGCATTTGCCATATGCATTAACTTCTTTGTTAATTTGTTTGATAACCATTTTCTGGCGTTTTAAAATATTTTCAATAATAGCACTATTGTACTCATCATGAATGAATAATCGTGGTACCATTTTCGCATAGTATCCATTTCCGGCCTCTGTGCCAGAAATAACAGTACCTATAGGAATATCTTGGTGGTGATATAAAAGGTCTTTGACCAAATAAGATTTACCAGTATCTCTTCTTCCTATTAATACTATGACGGGTCCCTGTGTTTTACTGGAAATAAATTTGATATTTTTCATGTCGAACTTTTTCAACTCTAAATTCATTATGTTTCTCAGTTATTAAAAATGATATGAATTTACGCAATCTTCTTAATGGTTTAATGAGTTTAAAGCTATTTTAATTTTTATCAATAAAAATTAATGTTTGACTTGTATTATAAAAAAAATGACAATGTTTCTCTTTTTAATTCTTTAAAAGAAAATGGGATATCTGAGGTGCAAAATTATATTCCAATTTACAAACAATTTTTCTCACTCAAGGAATCCAACTATAAAAATCTGAATTTAAATCAGGTTTTTCATATTGCAACCGTTGAAAAAACTGCCAAACGCAACAGATTTAACTGTGTTATTGCCTCCGAACAAAAAACAGAAACGAAATTGTGTTTTTTCAAATTCTCTCCATTATTAGATCCAGTCAAGTATTTAGTTGGAAAATATAAAGATTTAGGGGAAAACGAACGCCAGACCTTACCAGAACTAAATAATGATGTCTGCCATAAAAAGGTGGTAGATCCCAACAACGCCGCATATGTAGACGGTTTTTTCTCATATTTAACCAGTCAATTATACCATAACTGCTACTTCCCGCATGGTTTGGATTTCTTTGGGTCATTTCTAGGAATTCAGAAGGAATTTGTATGTAATATATGTGATGACATCGATTATCTGCACGATTCAACATATTTCCACAAAAATCAAGACACCAAATTTAAAATAGAAAATGTTGATATAGGAATGTTGGTCGGTTTTGATACTAGAAACTACAAGAAAAAAATAAACATTGGCAAAAATATAAGTACAAAGAGTACCTCTTCTATTAATAATCACGATTTCAAGGAAGTATTTCATCTATCAGATATTTCCAATAACAATCAAGATATGGATTTAGTTTTTGAATTCGATCTGCCAATTCAAGGTAAATCGAGCAAAACAGATTCCACCTGTTCATCTCGCACTTCAAATACTCATTCCAACTGTTCTGATGATTCCGCTTCAGAATCCACTGGCCCCGAGACCGAATCACAGGGCACATCCAGCCTATCCTCTGACATAGAGGTTAATTGTATTTTATATGATTTTCCAACGCAGGTAATTTGTTTGGAATGTTTGGACGGAACACTGGATTCTCTATTAAATGATGAGAATGAAATGATCGAAAACGAATGGCGTTCATGCCTACTGCAAATTATAATGACGCTCATTATTTATCAAAAAGTATTTGATTTCACCCACAATGATTTACACACGAATAACATTATGTTTCAAAAAACAGAAAAGCAGTTTTTATACTACCGGTACGATCAAAAATATTACAAGGTTCCCACTTTCGGCAAAATATTTAAAATCATTGATTTCGGTCGAGCCATTTATAAATATAAGGGATGTATAATATGTAGTGATAGCTACCATCCCAAGGGTGATGCTGCAACACAGTATAACTGTGAACCCTATTTCAATGTCAAGAAACCGAGACTAGAACCGAACAAGAGTTTTGATTTATGCAGGTTAGGGTGCGCACTCTTTGACTATTTTGTAGAAGATATAGATAACATTGATCCGATGGACAGTATTGCTAATCTAATAGTAGAATGGACCCAAGATGATAAGGGGCGTAATATAT